CTCCAACCGCAACTGCTCCGATTATAGCAATTAGGTTTTTCATTGGCATACTTACTGCCGATTCACTAGATACTCTAATTTCGTCTTTTGCCATATATATCCTTATACTTTGGGAACACTAGGGTTATTCAATTTTTCCCTTCGTGCTTTATCCCTTTCCTCTTTCAAGTGTTTTATCAATAAACCCACATATACATCCCTTTCCCAAGGAAGCATATTTTCTAGTTCACTTAAACTATATTTATGATGTTGGACAAGTGCAAAGTTGGTTTCATAGTACGCCTCTAGGTTTTCGTGGGAGAGGCAGATACGAAAAAATCCGCTAAGCCACTAAAAGTAACCTTTGATTTTACTTTCGTTTTCGGATTCTCAACCTCTACTTCGTGTCTCAATTTAGGCATATCATCAAAAAACTTTCTGATTTTTGCAAATTGGTCAGTATTAAGACTATTAAAAAACTCTTCTAATTCTGCTCTGGAACTATCCTTTGCCTTATGCACCTTTTCACCTTCATAGATGTAGTCAATACAGGAAATAATTGTGTTAAATATTTGTTCTGCGGAAAACTTGTCACCTACGCCCATTGGAATGGTTTGCATATTAGGATAATTTAGAGATAGACCTAGTTGTCTTTTCTCATCTAATACTACATTGTTTGTATGGTTGTCGTCTACTTGTACTTCAACTTTAGTTAAGTCTATCTCAACTGGAATTAATGTTACCTTATCTTCAGGACAGAAAACTTGAAACTTAGCAATCTCACCAATTGACTTGGCACGAATATTTAAAAACAAATATTCTATGTCAAATATTGGCATTGAGTTTGGTTTAAGTTTTCCAAATGTACAAGAATTAACTAAATCTATAACTGCTTGTTGAATCTGTTTATCTTCTTTAGATTCCATAGCAATCATTAATAGTTTTTCTTCTTTAACCAGAAATGGTCTATATTGTACAACTTTGTCTTCGGATGGTAATGTCAACTCGTATGTTGGGACATCAATCTTTGGTAAAGCCATAATGTTTCATACTCCTTAATTATTAATATTATATATTTATTATATATTTAGTGGTCCAAATTTAAACGGTGGCATAACTCTTCCACCTGTTATCTTCCCTATTGGGAAACTTCGTTTCAAATTCTGTAATACTTGTTCACCTGCTCGTCTCAATTCAGGTGGTAGTTTTGATAAAAATCCCATTTTGCCTTCTTTTACTATTGGCATACCAAATGCTGATTGACCAATATGGAATTTGTTTTGTTGGTCTAATGCAAAGTTTAACCAGTATCTATATCTGAAAGTTACCGTAAATGTTTGTATATCATTGGTCTCACCTGAATATTCTAATGGTCCTACTTTAATTGGATATGCTTCCCACAATCTAACACCATAAGTTGATTGGTCTCTTTCTTGAGCACCTGGGTCAGCACCTAATTGTAATATGTTAATTGGTGCCACATATTCATCATAGTAAGAATAGTTATGTGTCATATTTGAAAAGGCAGTTTTCTGCCACATTTCAAAAAATATTCTTTCTCTTACATACTTGTCTGTATAAAATGTCATATCTACATCTGCCATTTCATAATCGTTTACTATGTGTCTTGCTGGTCCGTTATGTTTAACTGCAACCGTTTTCATAGTTCTTTCAGGCATACTTACTTGCGAGCAAAATGCCTGTACTCGTCTTTGTATGTTTGCCTCTTTAGAAAATTTTGATAGTTTAGCATTATTAACCATACCAGAAGAAGATTCATCATCAGCAAAATCTGCTCTAGGTAATTCAAATACAACATAAAATCTTGCCTTACGAGCAAAACCTTCTGCTTCATTTACATAAGACTGGTATCTACCTATTGTTGTTGCTGGGTTGGCACCTGCTTTTTGTTTAAATCTAGGATCCCTATTAATGTTATCCATAGAACGGTCTCTAGGAATACCCAATCGGATATCCATACCCATTATTCTCTTACCGCCTCTTAAAATTGCCATAGTGAATACCTATTTTTTATTTTTTCTACCCATATAATTGTCGGATGGTTCATAATTCCATTTATGTCCGTGGTGACCTCTTATATCTGCGTACCACATTCTTAATCTTACTATCAACACTCTCCAAAGTGTTCGTCTTGCCATTGCTTATCAAATATTAAATTCCTCTTCTTGCTCTACTCCAGACCGTAGTCGCTGGTTGTTTCTTAAATTGCTGGACTGGCAAGTAGACTGCCAATGCTGCTTCTGTTGCGTCTATTCTCAAAAATTGACTTCTGATATGACTATAAAGATATTTATGTAGTGTTGGTTTAACTGCTGGTATATTTTTAACAGAATTGTATGATACATTGTATCTACTACCCCTAGCTAATTTGTTACCAGACAAAAACCTATCAAGTCTTCCCAATAAATTAAATCGTAATCCAGGTGGTAAGTAATGAAAGTTCATACCTATAAAACCACCTGTAAAGGTGTCTAAAGGTAATACTAATGGAAATGTGTCATAATAGGGTAAAGTCTTTTTAAGTTTTGGGTCATAGAAGAACAGATTTAATCTTCCGCCTGATGGTCTAGTCAATAACTGACCTTGTCTCATCAATACACCTGCTCTTGCCTTATCAGCGATTGAAGCAACTGCTTGACGATACCAGGCACCAGATTTTCTAGTGTCCCCTTGTTTCTGTACTATTGGGTCTAATATTGATATTGCCATAACACCTATATTTATATGGTAAATATGACAAAGGGGTCCAGAAAGGACCCCTTTGCTTTAAAAGTAATGTAGGAAAGAGAGAGATTATTCGTCTTCAGCGAGTTTTGAAAAATATGATAAGGTATCATCCTCATCACCAACGCTTTTAGACGCCTCATTACTTTGTACCGAAGAAGCACTTGCTTGAACAGGTGCTTTGCCAGTAGAAGGTGGGAGGTCTATCTCACTAGCAGTTTCGGTATTCTTTGAACCAGCAATCACACGATTTAATTTCTCTTTTAAATCGTCATATGATTTGAAGTTGCTAGTTTCAAGGAATGGTTTAAGAGGATATTGTTTTGCCCAAATTTCTTTGATTTTAACATCATCAGTTCCAATTGGACTAACTGCCTCAAATTCAGATTTATCATAGTTCCAAAAACCATCAACTTTTCTAATCTTCAATTTGAAGTTAGCACCTGACCAAAAGTCAAATGGGTTAATTGGTTTTTCATCTTCAAACGCAGGCGACATTGCTTCTGTAATCTTATTAAATATCTTTTTACCGAATTTAAATAAGAAGACTTTACCTTCGTTCTCTGGATGTTTGGCGTCTGATACAACATAGATGTTTGAGTAGTATGATAATTTTCTTTTTCTCTTACGAGCAATTTCTTTATCACTATCAACACCTGTGTTCCATAGTCTTGTATTCTCTTCACTAACAGGATCCTTTTGACCTAATGTTGTTAAAGAGTTTTCAATATACCAACCACCTGGTCCTTGAAAGGCGTGAGACCAAACTCTAGCCCAAGGCATTTCTTCTGTTTTACTAGCAGGTAGGAAACGAATAACAGCATAACCATTACCAGTTTTATCTAGTTCAGGTTTCCACAATCTATCGTCTTGGTATTTGTTTTTGTTTTTAGCGGCGTCCTCAGGATTGAGGTTTGCCTCTATTTGTTTTGAAAGTTTGTCAAAGTTCTTTTGACTATCTTTTAAAGTTTCAAAATCCATAATTTTCTCCTTTGTATGTATTTCGTATTTGTATTTTCGTATTTAAGTATCATAATATAAATCGTCTTTCAATAATAGTATTTATAATACTTTTTATACCATTATCTCTAATATAACATTTTAGAACAGCTTTGTCAAGCATCCACTCTTCTATTTGCCTGGTTTCTCACTAAAATATTTAAACTTGTCTTCTACATTTCGCCATTTATCTTCGTCTTCAGGAACCTTGCCTTTAGTAGTAATATTCGGCCATATATTACTATATTTTTGATTGTGTTCTACCCAATCTGAAGCACCTTCTTCTGTATCTGGTTTAATTGCGTCTATCGGACACTCTGGTTCACAAACTCCACAATCTATACACTCATCTGGATTGATAACGAGCATATTCTCGCCTTCATAAAAACAATCAACTGGACATACATCTACACAATCCTGTAATTTGCATTTTATACATTTCTCGTTTACGATATAGGTCACTACTCTCCAATGCCATCTATTGCCCTTGCGTGAAATACAACTTTCTTTTTCTCTTCTGATAGTTCATCATATTTCTTTTTATGTTCTAAATATTTTTCTTCCGTGAAACTATGCCAACCAATACAAACTCCTGTTGGTGACCTACCACAACTACAACCACCTGTTTCTGTTGCTAATCTTGTTTCCCATTTATATATTATATTTGTAAGACTTTGAAAATGTGGATTTGATTGTGCAACTAAATCGTCTCTAACTTTTCTAATATCTTCTAATACTTCTCTAACTTTCTTACTCATAAGTTTAATTCTAATTTAGCAGCTTCTGACATCTTATCTTTAGACCAAGGTGGGTCAAAGGTTAGTTCTAATTCGCATTTATCAATTCCTTCTACCTTTGCTACATCTTCTTGTACTTCTTTAGGTAGACTAGCAGCAACTGGACAATTTGGTGTTGTCAAAGTCATTGTTATTTTTGCTACTGCGTTCTCAACTTTAATATCATATATCAATCCTAAATCATAAACATTAACAGGCAGCTCGGGGTCGTAAATTTTTCTAATTTGTTCTATTATCTTTTCTTTAACTGACATTAAATACTTCTTTCATTACCAGTTTCATTTGTGTTCTATTGTATCTTATAAATGGCATATACTTTTTAATTCTCTTACTATGTATCGGCCACACTACCGTTTCCTTAATTTCTTTATCCCATCGCTTAATGAAATCCAAGTTTTCTTCAAAAACAACGAAAGTTTGATAATTGATTTTTTTAGATAAGAGTATTTTAAGGAAGGGAGGATGTTGTCCTCTATCAACCATAAACAAATCATCAAAAGAGCAGTTATTCCTATCCATACTATCGCTAATAATCCTACACTCACTCCTAAAATTATAACTAAAACTATCTTTATAAGCTCTATGAGAAACATAATTATCGGTACCATCTTGTTTGGCAAGATTTCCAATCCACGCTTTATCACTAACCAAAAAGTTTGCAACAAAGAAATCAAGTGCTTGGTCAGCGTCATATTTTTTAGAGAGTTTATGAAAGAAATATCTGTCATTTCGTTTTGTAAATGTTTCTAGTTTGCAATTAACTTTGCCTCCATAAGTAAAGTAATCATAAGTCTTGGTAGTAAAATGTAGTTTTACTGCCAACCATATTTTAAAAACTTCAAATCCTCCATACATATTAAACTAACTCTGGTCGTTCTATCAAATATTTAGTACAAAGTGGAAAGTGTTGTTCCATTACTTTGACTATTTCTTCTGCAACTTCTCCTGTTTCTCTTTGTGCATTTGGTTTAATTCTTTGATTACATACTCTACTAAAAGCATATACACTACCCGACCATATCCACTCGGTCATCATTGTTTGTGGTAATACTGCTCTTGCTTGTTCTGGTGCTACACCTTCACCTAATAATTGGTCGTATAAAATCTTACAACCCTCCATAATTTTATCATAACTTACTTTGGCTAAATCTGATAATTCAACTTCACCTGCTGACCCTTGCTTTGAATTGACAGGTTTACCTCTCCATTTGTCTATCTTATATAGTTCAGGTTCATCTGATACATAACGCCTACTTACTTCGTTCCAACTTAAACCAACTTGATGTTTAACTAGTTGTCTTGCAACAAATATAGGTGCTTTAATTCTAAATGACATTGTAGCGTGAGCAAAAGGTGACCAA